GGGATTGAATATCTTTGGTATTAAATGGGATTTTCTTACCACAAAACTTCATCATTCGGTCTTTTACTATTTCAGGCGGAGGCATACCATAAGCATCAAAATACATAGGGTCTATTTCACCTGATGGATATTTTACAATAATAAAACAAGTCCAATGGGATCCACTATTAAGCATACCATTACCATCATATTCATCTTCTAAATTAATAAAGTATCCCTTATTGTATTCCATTTTAGCAGGGATCTCGTCTTTAAATATAATACCCTTATTAGCAAGTGGTATTTTCATCTTCACACACATTTCTCGTATTTGTGTATCTGTTAAACTCATCTTATAATATTAAGGGATATTTTAATTTTGCCTAAATAACCAAATTACAAAGTTAATCCACTCCCTTTGCTAAATCTTTGGTAGGCAGGTGGTAGAGTGTGTTGAAATTGAAAGTTAGAACTAAATGGTTGAGACCTTAAAGCAGGTGGTAATCCACTAACCATTCCACCATTAAGACCAATAGCACCTCCACTTCTACTCATTCTTGGTCTTATACCTAATCCAAGACCTAATCCAAGACCATAACCAGTTGTTCCACCAGCATATAACCCTGATCCCCAAGCACCAAAATCACTTCCATATTGAGTGTCTAATCTCGCCTTCTGTTGAACCGCTGTCTTATTCAATTCTGCTCTCGCTTTATTTACTAATGCCTGTTCTATTGATGCTCTGTCTAATGCTCCAAGATTTGCTCCTGTTTGGGCGTTAATTTCCTGTAATGCTCTGTCTTGTAATGCTCTTCCAGCAAGATCTCTCGCCAATTTTGCTCTTGACCCACCAGCGTTAGATTGATATGATGATGGATTTGCTAAATAATTGGATCCAAGAGCAGATAGACCAGCGACACCAGCAGGGATAAAAGGGATCAATTCAGGTTGTGCTACTCCAAGAGCAGTTCCTGCCGCCCCTAAACCAGCAGTCAATCCTGCCTGTGCGAGAGGTAAAAACTCTCTTGCTGTTCCATATAGTTCCCTTTGTGCTTTCTTACCAATTAATTTGCGAAGTCCTCTATCAAACTTTTTACCGAAAATACCTTTACCTTCCATTTCACCTGATGCGTCCTGATTAGCAACTATTTCTTGTGGGGATAATGATATTTCTAAACCTTTATTACGACTAAATGTGCGAGTGATAAGGTCATAATTAGATGGATCTACTACGACACATACTCCTTTACCTTCCATAGCAGGTCTAATTCTAACTCTATGTCCGTTTCGCAATTTGCTTAATTGCTTTGGTGATGCGGATATTTCTACAATACTCATTTATATATATATGTAAGATAAAAAGCATACGGCATTTCATTAATTACGAAATAACGCCTAAAAGTGTATGATATAATTATTAAATTATATGATACAATTATTAATCAAAAGTCGCCTTAAACTCTTGCGCCAGTAAGAATATCTACTGAAACATCAACTCCGTATTCAATAAAACACCAAAGGTCAATTTTCTTAGCAGACATATTTTGACCGACAACTTGGACGGATTTAGGGACACTTTCTTCCACAGGCAACATTCTACTTACATCTACATAGTAATAGCAGTATTCCATTTCAAATCCAAGTTGGGATAAGAGACCGCTGTTGAGACCATCTACCATTCCGCCATTTACCGCATTTACTCCGTATAGTTGGTTGGCGAATTGCTCAAAAGAATAGCGTTGAGTGTTGTAAATAGTATTCTGTCCGCTTACAACTATGTTGAAATTGGATAAGAGGCACAAAGGAGATGTGGGACCAGTTCCAGCAGGATCATAGGGTGATTGATAAGCAGGTAATCCAGTTCCAGTATTGTCGGCAGAATAGAATGGAAGCAATAGAACTGATTTAATATTAGCAATACCATTGGTAAGAAGGTTATTAATTTGTCCTGTCTTGGCGGTAATTCCTGTAATTTGGTATTGGTAAATATCAGTATATTTGATGGTCTTAACAGGTGAAGAAAGGTATGCCTGTTCAAATACAGGATTGAAGGTATAAGCAGGAACATACAAATAAATAGATCTTGCTTCTGTTCCCTCACTTGCTCCACCTTGTAGCAAAGTAGCGTCTAAACATCTTGCTCCAACTGAAATATTTGCTCTATAAGTAGAAGCACCAAAAGTAGCAACTGCTCCTTGTGTGGCGTTCGCAGAGGCAAGCATTATAGGACAAACACCACCAACCGCATTTGAAACACTATTGAGGGTAATATTACCACCAGCACCAGCAGATGTAAAATCAATAGAGGTGTTGTTGAGGGTCAAAGTGAGTTTCATAAACACACCTTTAAGAAGTGGCGCCATATTGAAAAATGAATGAAGATGTTTAAGATAAACAATAGATGAAATGGTAATTTGAAACATACCTTGTGTAGCACCATCAGCACCAGCAACTTTCTGTGAGACATAGGATTTCCAAAGATTTCTCGTTTGGTCTGTATCCAATTGACCTGCGAATGTAGCAGATCCACTATCTGCCTGAATATCGTAGGCGATGTATTGCTGTCTTTTAGACAACCCAATATTACCTCCCTCACTATTGTATCTATTGAAACCACTTGTAGAAGCGCCAGGGTTTCCAAAAACAGATGAACCAACATTAGTGTTATTACAAACGCCTATACCTGTTGGGGATACTGCCCCTTGAAAAGACCAAGACAAAGGATCATCAGGATAGAAACCAATAGTAGCACCCATAGTAGTAATATCACTCCAAGATAAAGAAGTCATAAGTTTAAAAGAGTTCCACATATTGACGAAAGGGGTTTGCTGAATTATAGTAGTGCCGTTGTAATCTAATGTAAGTGAATGGATCATTTGACCGAACCAATTTTTAAGACCAATGGCGTAGTCAGCAGATGAAGCATTATCAGCAGGATCAAATCCACCTGCCGTAGCAAGAGATGTAGTTCCAAGTGTAAGCAACATAGGCATTAAAAGGTATGCCTCTCGGTAAGACATATACTTATTACTATTAGACAACTGCGAAGTGTCTATAACGGACTGATTAGAATTGTAATTGCCGTTTTGGTTATCAAGGATATTCAACCAATCCTTCTTAACAAAAACATTTGGCGAACCTTCTACCTCTTGGGATAAATCAAAGACCAGTTTGTCGCAACTCATTTATATATTATCCAAAGATAAAAAAATAATATATAAACCTTTTTAATTCCCCTAAATATTTACAAATTGAACTTTATATTTTTACTTTTGGGTTTCACCATCATATTTTTAAGTTTCTCGTTCATTTGCTCTTTTTTCATAGGCATAACCATAGATCTCGCTAAACCCATTCCGCCCATATTTTGAATAGTAGCAACAGGGTTAGACCGAGTGGTAGAAATGTAATCGTCTATACTTGAATAACTTGACTGACCGCCCCTGCCTCCGTCTAAAAGAACTGCTCCACCTGTGCCTTTCATTTTACCTCTTACTTGATGACTTTTGCCTCCAAATGCTATTAAAGGGTGATATACCAATCCGTATCTGTCTCGCATTATATATTACATATAGATTTTTTATTTATAGATCCACTTTTTTTCTTGTATTTCTTAATCTCATTATTGCTACATTTATGGTATTAATAAGAGTGATTTGCTTGGTAATATCTTTCTCCTTAACATTATCACACCCTGTTTTCATATCATTCATCAATTTCATTTGCTCTTTTTGTAGATCCTCATAAACCTTATTCAAATACTGCTCCGTAATGTCGGTAGAAAAAGAAGACATATTATACTATATCTTGCGATTTTATTTTTGCCTAAATACCTTAATTATATTGGTTGGTAGAGAAGTAGAAAACTTGACGCTGTTTTCAATCTTTTCTATAATCTTTTTTTTGTAAATCTTTTTAGCAAATAAAATGAAAAATATTTTTTTAAATTAGTTCTAAATCTCTGTTAGGTTTTCTACTTTTCTACCTTTCTTAATCTTTTTCAGTAGCATCTTTAATAACCAAAACAATAGTCATAGAGGGATCATTTATCTTAATAGGTTGTAGATCTGTCCCTAAAAGAGTTAATCTTATTTCGTTATAAGTGCCTGGGATCAATTTGTTCCAAATATAGTTCGCAGGTCTCTCATTAATCAATTGACCTACTGCTACTGTTGGAACAAGAGTGTAGATAATACTGGTAGGTTGTGCGTAAGCATTATCAATATTACTTAATGAAAATAGCAAAGATGAGTTTGGTTGGACATTAGGTGCTTGGGTAGAAATATAAGATATTGTGCCGTTTGCTAATTTACTCACATAATCACTTACAGGTGGGACATAAGCATTATTTAAGTTTTGATTTGTAGCAAAATTGGCGACATAACCGAATATTTGATTGATATTTGGCGGAAAAGTGATAATAGGATTGAATGATTGAGGTGGAAAGGGAACACCAGCAGGATTTGTGAAACCAACAGGTAGAGCAGTTGGGAACAAATAAGTATTCACTTGAACCGCATAACGAGATGGATTTACAATAAACTCCGCATAATATACATTCTCACCACTACCATTAACGAGATAATGTCCGTTTTGGATCATATTGAATTGTAGCAATTGATTTAATGTAGATATTTCGTATAACCCATCAGGCACTTTTATAGTATAAGTTGTAGCAACACCAGCACCATTAATCCAATTATAAGAAAAAGTATTATTGATTAAATTAGAAGTAATGTTAAACCAACTATAATAGATACTTGCTTGTGCGAAGGCAATAAAGTTTTCTCTAAATTGAACTGAATTGGGAAACTTATATACCCACTTGTTATTTTGTCCGTCTTGAACCAAATTGTTGTAATTCAAAATCAAAGTTCGCATTCTATATAATATTAATAGATAAAATAATATTATAATCATCTCTAAATGTTTATTTTTTCATAAAGGGCATATGTAGTTTTTTCACATCTTTACCTGCCTTATGATACACCTTATCACCTTTCTTGGTAGTAAAATCTAAATCCATAGGGCGAGTTAATGAAGGTGTGCCTCTGCTAAAACCACTACCACTAAATGATCCAACTGGTAAAGATAAGGCAATAGGTGTTTGTGCTCCTCCAAAGAAAAAAGGTTTTTGTAATTCATTACTTTTCATCTGCGGTATGCTATTAGACAACCAAGGGTTAGAAACTTTTGGATTATATCCGCCACTCATTATATAATTAATATAGATAAAAAAATTAATAACCATTTTCAGTTAATGAAATTAAAATGTCCTTTACTTGTCTTGAAGGTAATAATCCCTTATCACTCATCTTGACTACCAATTTCTTAAACTTGTTGATTAGATCCACACTATCATTACCTGCGACTATTTGACCTCTCATTATTTCAAATTGGTTAATATCTTTTTCATCTGCGTCTTTATTTGGTGTGGGGATATTCAATCTATCCAATAAATGACTTTTAGATGCTAATTGATGTAAATATTCTTGTTCGTCTTTGTCTAATTTATTGATCTCGTCAAATGAAGGGATTTTACCTCCAACTATGCTACGGATTACTCCTCCCAATTTTCTACTAACTCTTTTGCTTGGAAGGTCTCCAATAACAGAACCAGCAGGTCTCTTAACCGCTATAATATCATTTTCTAATCTGTTTTTATTAATTACATATCTACCAAAAGGGACAAAACGAGGGGTCGGTTTAATACCCTGTGTATAATCCACATCATATTCAGGTAGTAATACATCATTTCGTTTCATAGGTGCGAAATTAGGTCTCACTAATCCCTTACCACTAACTCTACTTAATCCAATACCCACTCCACCCATTTTCTTATCTCCTTGTTTTGATGGGGTTTTAAATGGTTCAGCAGATACAACTTGTGCCTCTTGAATTGCTTGGGATCTCATCAATCTTGTTAATTCTTGTGTTATAACACCATCTCTTGCTTTCAAAAAATCTACTATCTTACCTTTTGTGGATCTAATATTTGATGGGGTTGCTCCACTAAAAAATAAATTAGGTATTAATCCATCTAAATACATCAAATATGTATCTAATTCACTTTTATTTGGTCTCCCTCCGCCAATTTCATTTGGATTTAAATATCTAAACTCTCTACCGCTAAGGGATCTAAAAACAAATGTTTCCAAAGTATCTATTTGTGGTCCTACTGCTCTTGAACTACTACTTGCTCCTCCACTCTCACCTTTTGCCTCTGCTAATAATTGTCTCAATATTTGTAATTCACCTCTAATATCACCACCAGCATCAGTCAATTCAGCAACTCTACCTAAAATTGCCTCAACACCAGCAACATTCATTTTGCCCTGTGCTA